CTACGCGGCGTCCTCGCCGCCGAAGCCGAGCAGGGCCGACAGGTGATCCGACGCCACGCGCAGATCGTCGGCGGAGGGGCGGACGTAGACCCGCTTGGTGAAACTCGCATTCACGTGCCCGGCCCACGCCGCCAGGACGACGTCCGGCACGCCGTTGACGGCCAGGAACGTCAAGCACGAGTGCCGCGCGTCGTACAGGCGGACCCTCCGAAGCCCCAGCTTCTCGATCAGCGCGTAGGCGTGCTCGCGAAGGTGCCTGGTGTTGAGCAGCAACCCGTGCGAGTCCACGAAGATGTGACTCGTGGGCGCACAGTTGTACCAGGACCCCTGGGCCGCCCGCTCAGCCTCCTGGACGGCTCGGAACGCCAGCAGCGCCGTGTGTACCGGACTGGGAAGGGGCAGCGTCCGCTCGCCAGCCTCCGTCTTGGTGTCCTTCTCCACCACCTTCGCATTGCCGATCATCGTCCGTGTGTTGGCGATACTCAGGCTCCCCGCCTCCAGGTCGATGTGCTCCCACTTGAGGCCGGCGACCTCGGCAGGGCGCAGCCCCATCAAGCTGAGCAGCAGGGGTGCGAACAGGCGGTCGTCCCGGATGCCGACGAGGAACTCCTTCACCTCTACGACGTTCCACGGCTCGGGGCGGGGGTAGTTGCGCCTGTCTTCCTTCCTGGCCCTGCGTGGAATGTTGACTTCCTGGGCGACGTTCAGGTGCACGATCTTCTTGGTGACAGCCCGGTTGAGCGCCTCCTTGAGGCGGCCGAGGATCCCTTCGACCGTGCTGGGCCGCAGTCCAGTACCGGGCTTCCCTCCACGCCTGCGGGCCGCCACGAGCAGCCAGGCGACCATCGACTCGACGTCTTCCTCGGTGAGGGCCTGGAGCCGCAGGTGCCCCAGATAGGCGTGCACGTGCACGAGCGCATTCCTGTACCCCGTGATCGTGCTCTCTTCCAGGTCGCGAGCCTTCATCTCCAGCCAGGTGTTGATCCACTCGGACACCGTGACCTCGCTGGGCGCGATGAAGGTGCCGGTGGCCCTCTGGTTGATGATGCGCGCGAGTTCGGCCTTCGCCTCCGTCAACCCGTTCTTGGTTACGGTCAGTTGGTTCCGTTTCAGCACCGGTTTACCGGTCGCCTTGTTGATGATCACCTCGCCGGTGACCTCGTCCCGCTTCGGCTCGTAGCCGATGTCGACCACGAAGCGGTACCGGACGGCACCGCTTCCCAGTACGACCTTCTTGATCTCTGGCACTGGCTCCTACTCCTTGGGGTGGGTTGGGGTCATCCGCCTCCCGCGAGGCAGGCCGCGAGGTCCAGGACTGGCCAGAGGGCCAGCGCCAGACACAGCCCGGATCTGCCGGGCGACGGGGACGGCGTGGGATCTACTGGTGGCTCAGGTGTGGAGGGCGCGGGCGAGGGCCTTCCGGTGGGCGGGCTCGGCTCGGCGCTGCCCCCCGATGATGCGCTACCGGCGGGCGTGATCGGCACGGAAGACATACCGCCGTCGGCGGTTGCCCAGGAGGCGCTGCCGGCAGTGGTGGACGCGGCGCTGTCGGATGCTGGCGCCATGGGGCTAACGGCGGCTGGCGGTCCGTTGGTTGCTGGTGGACTGCCGGTCGCGCTGGGTGCAGGTGTGGAAGGTGGGGCGACGCTTACGGTCACTGTCGCGGTCGGTGCGGATGACCGCGGCCCGCGTTTGTCTGCTGGCCACTGGGTGGCGATCAGCAGGGTGATGGCGGTCGCGACTGCGGCGGCGCCCACGGCAGCTGCTGTCCACTGCCCGCGGGGGGTCTGCAACGCGTTCCGTACGGTGCCACCGAGGGCCACCATCGCAGCGGCGAGCCCTCCGATGTAGAGACCCAAGTGCCTTTTTCGTCGGACGGGTTGCGGACCTGCTGGCGGTGGTTTGGAGGCTGCTCCGTTTGCTGCTCGTACGGCGGGTTGGTCGGGTGCGTCCTGGAGGGCGCGGAGTATCCATTCGCTGTTGCGCTCGGCACGCATGTCACTGAGCTGCCGGGAGAGTTGCCTCCCCCGCCGGAAAAGCAGCGCAACGAATATCAAGTTTGCGAAGCCGAGCCCAGCCGCGAGAACGATTCCGATCATTCTCGTCCCCTGTGCAGGTGGGTCTCGGTACCTCGCACAGGTCGGCGCTTCTGTGCGAGGTACACACGATGCGACAGAAGTTGACCATTGGTGACCAGGTGAACGCGGTTCGTAGCCGAAACGTTACTTTTAGGTACCTGTGCGTGAAGCTCGCCCCTCTGCTGGATGCTCAATCGGCAGCTCGGGAGGGGGGTCTCCCCTCTCGTCGAGCTCGCCAGCCTCGACACGCTCGGCGAGCCTGCGCAGGGCGGGCCCGCGGTCGCGCGCCGGGAGCTGGCCAAGCATGTCGACGATGATGCGCTGCCGCTCGGGGTCCAGGGCGTCCAGAGGGTCGGGCAGGCTGGCCGTCTGCCCGGCGTTCTGGATCTGGATCTCGCGCAGGATCTGCGCCGCATCCTCCCGGCCGGCCTCAACGAGCCTGCCAGGGGTAACGCCGACCGTGTACGCCATGTGCGCCAGCGTCTTGGGGAGCGCCTTCACGGGGTCGGATTCACCGACCTTGCCCTTGAAACCCTTCTCGATCTGACGCCAGCGGAAGCCCTTGATGCGGACGGGTGTCCGCTCGGCGGCTTCTTCGGGACTGAGGCCGCGCGCCTGCCGGGCGAGACGGATGAGGTCTGCCTCGGGCGGCGGCTTGGGGGCGCCGTGCTCGGGCGAGCTCATGGCTTGAGTCCTCTCTACTCCTGTGAACTTTCGTCAACTTCAGTCAACTGTCCCAGAGTCGAGGCGGGGCCCCAAGCCGTGAACCCCTCCACACGACTCCTTCACAAACGGGGTTCTACTTTCCGCTACTTACTACTTGACTGGCTTCTACTTTCATCTACTCTTGAGGTATGTCACCACCCACTCAAGACCCGAACCGCCTCAGACGGCGACGGATCGAGGCGGGCCTGAACAAGCGCGAGCTGGCCGCTGGGGCCGGGATCCACCCGTCGTACGTCACATGGCTCGAACGGGGAGAGCGCAACGCATCGCCCAGAGTCCTCATGCGCATCGCCAGGACCCTCCGCTGCCAGATCGCCGACCTGATGCCCCCGCAGCAGAACGACGACCAGGCGGAGGCCTCCTGATGGCCGCCGAAGTCCCGACCCTCGACGAGATCCGAGCGTGGCCCGCGACGGTCAGCGTGCCGACGGCGGCGACCGCGCTCGGCATCTCCAAGACCTACCTGCACGCCCTGATCAAGCGGGGCGACGCCCCGGTCAAGGTCCTGCCGCTGGACGGCCGGCACCGCGTCATCACCGCGTCGCTGGTCCGCCTGCTGGAGGGCTCCTGATGCGGGCTCGCCGCCGAGGCCTCCTCGGCTGGCGGTGCCCGACCTGTGAGCACCGGAACCCGAAGCACCGCATGGAGTGCCGGAAGTGCCGGCGGGATCGCCCGCTCGGCGCCTGATCCACCCCTGAACGCGCCGAAGGGCCGCCGGATGCGACCCGACGACCCCGCGACTCGGCGCCTCCACCACAGAGAAAGCAGAGGTCACCGTGACCACAGAGATTACCGAAACGCCTGCCGAGAACGGTGTGAGCGTCCGGCGCCGGAACTACATGAAGGCTCTGTCGCTGGCCGAGCAGATCATGAGCGAGACGGGCCTGTTGCCGACGAACTTCGACGTCAAGGTCCCTGCGTTCGCGCCGAACGAGCCGGAGCTCCGCTTCTACTTCCACCGGGACGTGGCGGGCCTGCGGCAGTTCCGGGACGGCCAGATGCTGACCGAGTCCATGGAGACCCGGGAGGACGGCTCGGTCTACATCGAGGCGACGCGCGAGATCAGCGGCGTGCACGTCGAGGCGTGGACGCTGTTCCCGGCCGACGCGTCGGCTGAGGCCGCTGAGGCGGTGTCGGCATGACGATCTCGCCCCTCGCCCTCGCGGCGAAGAAGGTGATCGAGGCCGCGTGGCTGCATGGCCCGTCGTACGACCTCGCGTCGCAGGCCGCGTTCGCGTTGGAGTCGGCGCAGCTGCTCCAGTCACCGGAGACCGCCGCCGACACGGAGCAGCTGCGGGCGAAGTACACCGAGGCTGCGGCCACAGTCGCTCAGCTGGTGCTGGAGCGCGGCGAGCGGATGAAGGTCGAGAACGCGCTGCGGGACCGCGTCGCCGAGCTGGAGCAGCAGCTCGCTGCGAAGGACCACCCGGTTGACGAGGACCCCATCGCGTACGCGCTGACCGAGAAGGCCGCGGACGTGACGCCTCGCGTGCGGGGGCTGCGTGAGCTCGTCGCCGGGCAGCGCGCCGCCCTGGAGGACCCGCACGACAGCCCCCTGCACCACGGCTACCGCGTCGGCCGGGACCTCCCGGAGGTGCAGCGATGAGCCGCCATGTGATCGAGCTGGCGTTGGCCCGGTACTACCGGCGCGACACCGACCCGCAGGTATCGGCCGCCCGGCTGCTCGCGGAGTACGACGCTGACCGGGCCCAGTTGGAGCAGGCCGCTGTGGAGGCGCGCGCCGTCCTCGCCGCCCTCTGCCACGACCTCGACGACCCCGGAACCGCAGCTCTCGGCGCCTTGTACCTGCTCCAGCAGGTCACCGTCGGGACGCCCATGCAGCCGGGCGAGGCCGTACCGATCGTCTACCGGGCGTCGCACGAATCGATCCCCATGGGCCTGTACACGAACCGGGCGGCCGCGCGAGCGCAGTGCGAGGCAGAGGAACGCCGCACGTGGTCGAAGGGCACGGCTCTCACCTTCACCTGGACCCCGGACGACTCGGACCCGCTCAGCCCCGAAGAGCTGTCGGTGGTCGAGGGGCCCGACGAGGAGTCCATGACCGGCTACGTCGTGACGCCGGTGACGGTCGCCTCCGAGTATGACCCGGAGGCCGACGAATGACGACGACCGTGCAGGCCGGGGAGCAGTCCCCGGCCGCCGGCCCGGTCACCCCGACCGGCCGGCTCCTCCTGCACCACACCGCCGCGCGTGACGTGTGGTTGGACGCCCGCCGCCAGGGCATCGGCTCCAGCGACCTGCCCGCCGTGATGAACCTCAGCGGTTTCAAGACCCCGCTGCACGTCTTCCACGACAAGCGCGGACGCCTCCCGCACGACGACGAGTTCAGCGAGGCCGCCCACTTCGGCGTGCTCTTCGAGGAGCCCCTCGCCCGCGACTGGGCCCGCCGCAACCGGACCGTCGTCGAACCGGTCGGGCTGATCGCGAACGCCGACGAGCGCTGGCAGATGTGCACCCTGGACCGGCTGTGCACCGAGTGCCCGCTGGACCGGTCGCAGAGGTCGCTGTGCGCGCTGGAGGTGAAGACCCGCAACGCGTTCGTCGCGAAGCTCTGGAATCAGGGTCCGCCGGACGACGTCCTCGCCCAGGTGCTGTGGCAGATCCTCGTCACCGGCCTGGACCACATCCACGTGGTGTGCCTGATCGGGGGCCAGGACTACCGGCAGTACACCGTGCGCCGCGAAGAGCACGTGAAGCTCGTCGCGTTCCTGCACGCCGAAGCGTCCCGCCTGTGGCACGACCACATCGTTCCCGGCCGGGCCCCGGCTCTGTCCGGCGAGGAGCCGCCGGACGCGCTGATCGAGCTGTACGACCGCCTCCACCCCGACCGCCAGGGCGTGACGGTCCTGGACCGCGACCTGGACGCCGTCGACGCCATGTCCGAGTACATGGAGGCCGCCGCCCTGGAGAGCCAGGGCAAGCGCCGGAAGGCGGCGGCCAAGGCCAAGTTGCTCGGCTCCCTCGGCAGCGCCCAGGCCGCCGTACGGCACGACCGGCCCTTCTTCTCGATCGAGCAGTCGTTCCGTAAGACGCCTGATCTGGCGCGCCTCGCCGAGGAGTTCCCCGAGGCCTACCGCGCGTGCGTGGAGGACAAGCCCCACGACCGCATCGCCATCCCCAAGCCCGTGCGCGAGGAGTTCACCGCATGACGTCCCTGACCGAGCGCGCCGAGCAGCACGCCATCGGCGACCAGCCCGCGGCCCCGGCCGCCACCGAGTACGCCCCGCCGGCCGCTGGCGAGCGGCTGCCGGACCTCGACTTCGAGGCGAGCGAGGAGTATCCGGCCCCCGCCATGGTGCCGGTGCACATCGCGTGGCTGCGCGTCCGCAACGACGTGCGGGCCGTCGCCAAGAGCGACCGGCACATGGAGTACGACCAGAAGAGCGGTCGGCAGAAGGAGAAGTACCGGTTCCGTGGCATCGAGGCTGCCCTCAACGCCTTCGGTCCCGCCACGCTCCGGCACGGCATCACCGTGATGGCCGTCGACATGGAGACGTCGTATCGCGACACCAAGTCCAGCCGGGGCAACCCGATGCGGGAGTGCACGGTCGTCGTGACGTGGCAGGTCCTCGGCCCGAAGGGTGACAGCCTGCCGCTGCTCAAATCGGCCGGCGAGTCCCTCGACTCGGGCGACAAGGGCACCGCGAAGGCGCAGTCCCTAGCGCTGCGGGCGCTGCTGTTCAACACCGGGATGATCCCGACCGGCGACCCGGAGCCCGAGGCCGCCCAGGTGGAGCGGGGTGACGCCCCCGTCCGGTCGGCGAAGGACTACCGGGACGAGATCGTCAACCCGGACACGTCGCTCGGCCGCCTGGAGCAGATCAGTTACGAACTGGGCAACGCCCGCATGCTTCACGTCCTGGTGCAGAACGAGAACGGCGACGAGGAGACCCTCGACGCGCTCGGCAGGCGGCACTACCAGGAGCGTCAGGCGCCCCGCCAGCAGGGCGGTGAGGCGTGATGTTCGTCCGCCGCAGCACGTACAACGCACTCCAGGCCGCGTACCAGCGCGTCATCGCCGAGCGGGACCAGGCCGTCAACCTCGCCGCCGAGCGGCTGACCACCGTCACCCGGCAGGCCGAGAAACTGACCCGCCGCGACGACTGGCACCCGACCACACCGGTGCGCGAGCCGCAGCCCCCGCAGGGCGACGCCGAGCTGCGCCGCCGCCTCGACCTCGCCGAGCGGGCCCGCCGCTTCCTCGACGAGCAGATCCTCCCGCTCCAGGCCGCGAACGAGGCGATGGCCGCCGAGCTGCGCGACCTCCGCGAAGGATCGGAGGCCGGCGCATGAGCCCGCTGCACAAGCTCCTCGATCGGGTCCTGCCGCCGAGGGGCGTTCACCGTGGGCCCCGGGCGGGGTCGGTGCCGGAGCGCATCGAGGTCCCGCTTGACGATCTCCTCGGCCCCCGCTCCTGGTACACGACGCCGACCGTGACGGACGTGCCGCCCTGCGGCGTCCTCACGCAGGCGTGGCGGCCCTGCTCCGGCCCGTGCGACGGCGAGATGCCGTCCGTGCTGCACCCCGACGGCTCGCACACCTGCGGCCACTGCTTCACCACCACCCGGCCTGAGGGGGACTCGTGAGCGCCTCGCGCCAGCACCCGGACACGCTGCCCAACGGGCTCAGCTGGGCTGACCGCGCCGCCTGCCGCGGCTACGACTTGGAGCTGTTCTTCTCCGAGGCCGCGGCCAACGTCGCGTACGTCAAGCGGATCTGCAAGCGGTGCCCGGTCCGTGAGGAGTGCCTCGCCGAAGGCCTCCGCGCGGAGGACGGCTGCCGGTACGGCATCTACGGCGGGCTCACCCCCGCCGAGCGCACCGAGCTGGCCGCCGAGTCGCTGCGTTGGCAGGCCAAGGAACTGCTCCAGGCGCCCCCGAAGCCGCGCACGGGCCGGAAGCCCGCCAAGTGCGGCACCCGGTCCGCCTACCAGCGGCACGTAAAGAACGGGGAGCCGATCGACGACGCGTGCCGGGCCGCGAACACCGCCGCTGACAACCGGCTGCGGCGCACCGGCACCACGAAGGTCCTGAGGTGACCGGCCAGGAGGGGAGCGGCGGCCTGGAGCTGCCGCTCCTCGACTGGCGCTCCCCAGACCACTGGTCCTGGACCGAGAAGCCCTGCCGCTACTGCGGCAAGCCGACCCAGATGCGCGACTCCAAGCGGAAGCCCGCGCACAAGCTCTGCGCCGAACACGCCATCGCCCAACAGGCCGCCGAAGCGACCGACGCCTACCAGATCGGAAACTCCAAATGAGCCGACAAGTCCGCCCCGTCGGGCCCCTCAACAAGACCGCGCTCGGCGAGGTCGTCGCCGCCACGCTCGGCGTCAGCATCGACGACGGCCACCAGGCCGTCGCCGCGGTGCTCGACACGATCGCCCGCACCGTCGCCGCCGGCCACACCGTCACAGTCACCAACTTCGGGACCTGGGCGCCGAAGAACCTCCCGTCCCGCATGGCGTGGAACCCGCAGACCGGCGACCCGGTGGTCGTGGAGGCCGGCGCGAAGCTCCGCTTCCGCGTCTCACCACAGCTCCAGGCCGCCGTGAAGGCCAACGACCCGGACGCCGCGGTCATCACCAAGCGCCACCGCCGCACGTCCGGGGGTGCTCGATGACGACCGCCAACCGCGCCCCGGTCCTCAAGGGCACCCAGCGCAAGGAAGTCGCCGACCGCGCCGCCGAGTTGTACGTCCAGGGCTGCACGATCCAGTCCACGGCCCGGCAGATCGGCCGCTCGTACGGCAGCACCCGCGACCTGCTCCTGGAGGCTGGCGTCAAGCTCCGGCCCCGTGGCGGCACGCGCACGCGCTTCGGATCGGCGGACCGCTGATGGACCACGACCGCCTGTACGAGCTGACCATGCGGGCCATCGGCTGCGCCCTGGACGGCAACGCCGCGGGCGCCAGCGACGCCATGGTGGAGATCGGCCAGAACGGCACCTGGCACAACGTGTACGGCGCGTGCTGCGCCTTCGCCGAGGTCGGCAAGGCCGCCCTGGTCAAGTTCTACGGCGACCAGGCCCCTGACGCCTCCCAGGGCGGCATGTGGGCCATGCAGATGCTGCCCGGCAAGTCCCCCGACCCGGCCGAGGTGTTCGCCACCCGGTTCATCGTCGCGTACGCCAACGACGACAAGGACACCGCGATCGCCCTGTTCCGGGGCGCCCTGGAGTCCAGCGACGAGGAGTACGTGTCCTCGGTCGCCCAGCTCCTGGCCACCGCCGCCAGCCTCGCGAACGGCGCCCTCGCCCACATCCGCGCCCGCGAGTAGCCGCGCCTCGGGGCGGTCCACCGCGGGCCGCCCCGCTGCCCGGATCTTGCCGTATCGGTTCCGCAACATCACGGAGAGAGACCCCAGTTGAGCAACGAAGAGCAGGACCGCGCCAGCGGGAGCGTGCCGAACGCCTTCGGTAACGCCCTCGCCTGGAAGTGGTCCCGCGAGATGCCCACGCCCCTGCGGCGCGGCTTCCTCACGCTGCTCTACGCCCTCCGTGCCATGGCCAACGCCTCCGGCGAACTGCGCTTCACCGGCGACCGTCAGCCCATCCGCATCCAGGACATCGCCAGGGCGGCCGGCGCCAGTGAGAAGGACGCGCGCCGCTACCTCGATGCCGCGATCCGCTCAGGTGCCGTCGTCGTCAAGGGCGAGCGGAAGCGCGGCAAGCCCACGCTGTACGTGATCGTCCCGACGCCGTGGCCCGACTGGAAGGCCGCCGAGGACTACCTCAAGTCGACCGCCCGGAAGCCGGGGAAGCGTCCCGCGCCGTGGTCGACAGAGACCGGAAGTTCGGGTGACCGCGACCCGAACCAGAACGGGTCACCGCGACCCGAACTTACCGACGGTACGGACAACGAAGTTCGGGTCACCGCGACCCGTATGAGTTCGGGTCACCGCGACCCGAACGGTTCGGGTCACCGCGACCCGAACAACCCAGGGGTTACCCAAGAGCTTTCCCAAGACGGGGCTCAGGTCGTTTCTCAACCTCAGCCACTAGGGCCCCCCGAGTCACAAGATCACGACTCCCACGAAGACGACCACGCCGCCGCCGACACATCCGGCTGGCTCCTCTGCGCCCGCTGCGGCGACCCGATGCTCCCGCGCTACGGCCGCACCACCCACGCCCACTGCCAGCCCTTCACCGAACCCGAGAGGACCGCGTCATGACCACCGCCACCGGACCCCGCACCCTCACCCAGGCCGAGCTCGTCGCCGAGGCCGCCGAGCGCTTCGGAGACGACCCGCTCAAGTGGGCCTTCGTCTGCCCCTCCTGCGGCGACGTCGCCAACGGCCAGGACTTCAGCGAGGCCCTCGCCGCCAACCCGCGCAAGCACCGCTCCGGCGAGACCGTCATCGCCTCGGACGTCGTCGGCCAGGAGTGCATCGGGCGCACCCTCGGCGCCCTTGCGAAGGGCCAGGGGAAGTACACCGGCCGCGGCTGCGACTGGGCCGCCTACGGCCTCCTCTGCGGCCCGTGGACGATCACCCTCCCCAACGACCGCACCATGCACGCCTTCCCGCTCGCCCCCGCGCCGTGAGCACCCCCTACGAGCGGCTCATGGCCGAAGCGATCCCCACCGGGAAGTTCGGCTACCCACCGCCCCCCAGTGACCCCCACAAGCGGCCCTGGACTCCACACGAGCAAGCCGAACACCGCCGCATCGCCGACGAAGCCGTAGCCGACTGGCACGACCCCAGCGACCGAGCCGAGCAGAAGCGCCACCTCCACCTCGTCCCGACTGAGCAGAGCCACACAGACGCCGCCTGACCGCCGTCTCATCCGGTTCCGCCCGCCATCGCGCATCACGCGCGCACACGAGAGGCAACCCGTGATCATCAGCCTGAACCGCGCCCAGCTCGCCGCGCTCCTCGCCCACCACGTCGACGTCCTCGCCGCACGCTGGCACGCAGTGGCCCCCGGCGCTGGCGCGTGGGAGGTCGCCGCCGCTCTCAGCCTCACCGCTCACGCCAACGAGCTGACCGCCGACGAGGAGGCACCGGCCGTCGCCGAGCTCCTCGACTCGATCATCACGTGCCCCATTCCGCCGGCCGTCGTGGAGCCGTCCGAGCAGCCGCGGCTGTTCCACCTCCAGCGCGACCACGACGTCTCCGGCGTCTCCGGTACCGGCCGCGTCGCCAACGGCGTCCTGTGGCCCGACGGGACCGTTTCGCTGCGCTGGATAGGCGAGCGGCCGTCCACGGTCCACTGGGATCGCCTGGCGGACGCTGAGCACGTCCACGGGCATGGTGGCGCCACTCGCATCGTGTGGGCCGACGAGCAGCCGCCAGGGGACCGGGAGGCCGTACTGCGGGAGGCGGTCGACGTCGCCCGCGAGGAAGGTCACCGGCTTGAGGCCCAGGTGGGCATCGAGCCGGCGCGCGGCGCCCGCTCCGTCGCCTACCTGCTGAGCAAGCTCCTTGCGAAGGCGCAGCCGGCGGCCGAGGCGAAGCCCGAGACCGAGGTGCAGCAGCCGTGACCACTGCCGCCCGCGACGCCGCGGACTGGCGCCTGCGGGCGGCATGCCGCGGCCAAGACACCGAGCAATGGTTCGGCCAGATCCACGAGATCGGCGCAGCCCTCGCGATCTGCGCCCGCTGCCCCGTCCGCGACATGTGCCTCTACGAGTGCATGCGCGAAGAGGTGCCCTCCTACCGGTACGGCGTCCGTGGCGGCCTCACCGCAGCCGACCGGCGCCGACTCCCCGAAGGCCAGGAGATGACCATCGCCGCCTTCCGCCGCCTCCTCGACGAGATCGACGAGCAGGGCGGCCCCGAAGCCGCCCGCCACAACCGCCTGCACCTCCCCGACGACGAAGGGACCCAACAGCCCATGTCCACCGCACCCGCCCACCCGGTCGTCGACGTCCAGCTCAAGGCCAGCGCCGACGTCCGCCTCAAGACCGTCCCCGCCGACCCCGAGCCGATCCCCGTCGGCCAGCTCCTCAAGTGGGGCGACGAGCACCCCGACACCGAGGTCCGAGACCAGGCAGCCCGCGTGCGAGCCGGCCTCACCGGGCTCCGCAACCGTCACGCCGCCGACCAGGAGCTCACCGCCATCACCACCGAGGCCGAGCAGCTGGAGAAGCGCCTCGCCGAACTCCGCGCCCGTGAGGCCGAACTCGCGCCGGCCAAACCGAAGAAGGCCCGGAAGCCCGTCGACTACCCGGCCGCAGAGGTCCGTGTGTGGGCGAAGGAGAACGGCCTCGACTGCCCCGCCATCGGCCGCGTCCCGAAGGCCATCGTCGACGCCTGGCGCGCCGCCCAGGAGCCGAAGTGATCGCCGAGCTCCTCGCCAGCTTCGCCATAGCCGCCGTGACCGTCGCGTGGACGTTCCTCGCGACGGTCCGGTGGGCCCGCTTCGGCAACGACCAGCCCAACCCGCCCCGCCACACGCCCTCATGGGCCCGGAGGAACCGATGAACCGCCTCATTGCCGAACTCGGCCGCGCCCGCCAGGAGCTGAGCACCTGGCTCTACAAAGGCGTGAAGGGCTCGCGCGTGCACGAGCGAGTGGCTCAGCTCATCGACGACCACCAGACGGCCGTGAAGGACGCCCACGCCCACCAGCTCGCCGAGCAGATCCGCGCCGACGCGCAGGCCCGGCACGACCGCGACTTCAGCGACAACCGGATCTTCCGCCTGAAGGGCGCTCAAGCGGCCGCCGACCTGATCGACCCGGAGGTCTCCCCGTGAACCGCATCCTCACGCCCCTGACCGCCGCCTACTGCCTCGCCAGCCTCGCCATGCTCGACTGCGCGATCACCAGCCAGCAGAACGGCAGCACGCTGTACTGCGCGATCTTCGCCGCCTGCGCCGTGCTCTTCGGCCTCGCCGTCGGCCACCACGCCTACCACCGCGACGAACTCCGCTTCACCCGCGCCCAGCTGGAGCGCAACGCCAGACCGCCCACCCCCGCCACGGACGCGGTTGTCGCCGTGGCGCTCGCTGCCGCCTGCTGCGAGCGCTGGTGGACATCCGCCGGCGCCGAGCACGAGCCCGCCACCTGTACCAGGAAGGACCAGACCACATGAGCCCGGCACACACGCCCCTGGAAGGCCTCGTAGAGCCCGGAGGATGCGAGCAGCACCCCACGGCGGGACGTATCGGCTCACACTGTCTGTCCTGCGTGATCGTCCCGGCGCCGTCCGGCATGAACGTGCCCGAGATGCTGCTCCCCGAGGCCGCCACACCGGAGCGCCTGACCGTCGACACGATCAACAGCGACCAACTCGACGCGCTGTACGACCGCATCGCCACCCTGGAGCACGTCGCCGCGGGCAACAAGCGGCACGTCCAGCTGATCGTGCCCGAGCTGGAGGCCGCCGAGGCCCGTGCCGAGGCCGCGTCACGCGTAGGCACGCAGTACCTCGCCGCCGCCGAACGCTACGAGGCGGCATGGCGCAACGCCCGCGCTCGTGCCGCCGTGCTCTCCAACGAGCTGACACGCCGCGCCCCGCTCACCGGCCAGTACGCCGCCGCCCTCGCCCGGGTGCACGCCCTGTACGAGCAGTGGGTGAAGGCCGGACCGCCGCCGCTCGGCACGTCCGTGTCCCGCTGGTGGGACGCGCGCCTCGTCGAACTCCGCGCGGCAGTGGACGACTCCATCCCGGCCGCGCCCAACCTCGTCCACCCCGAGCCGAACCCGCAGGTCAGCGAGCCGACCCAGGTGGACGAACAGCCCGCCTGCGCCTGCACGTACGGCCAGCGCTGCCCCAACTGCCGTGACTGAGCACGACGAAGGGGCGTGCGCCACAGTCTTGGCCGGACCAGCGCACGCCCCCAGGTGGACCCACCGTATCGCCCCACGCACCACAGGAGCCACGACGATGAGCCCCACCGCCGCACACCACCTCACCACCGTCATCCGCCACTGGACCGACCTCGTCGACGCCCTCGGCGGAACCAGCGCCCCCGTCTGGCCGCCCGCCGGTCGCATGTCCGACTACCTCCGCGCCCTTGACGAGCTGGACGCCGACGAGCTGGAGGCCGAGCGGCACCGCGCCCTCGCCCTGCGCACCCTGGAACGCGACCCGTCCCAGATCGGCGAGCGCCCCATCCCGATCCGGCTGACCGTGCACGAGACGATGCGCATCGTCCAGGCCGGGCTCATCGAGTGCGCCGACCAAGTCGCGGCCGTCGTACAGCGCCCCGTCATGGGCCCACTCCCCGCCGGCTACCCGAAGGCGGACCGCGAGCGCCGCGAGCTCCTCGTCATCCAGGACCGGAACGACCGGCGCCGGTGGTCCTGGACCGGTACCCGCCCGGGCGCCCCGTACGCCGCGCTGTGGCTCCTCGGCCGCGTCCAGGGCGCCCCCGGCCCGTTCCGCCCGCTCCCCGCCCCTGAGGCCCAGCTGATCGCTAACGTCGCCCGCGGAGCCGCCGAGCGCATCGAGCATGTCCTCGACGTCGGCGAGCGCACCGCCACCCTCGCGCAGACCTGCCCGCGCATGATCAAGGTGGTGTTCCCGTGCAACGGCCGCATCGAGATGTACGGAGGCGCCGGCGCACCTCCGGTCGCTCGCTGCACCGAGTGCGGGCACGTGTGGACCGGACAGGACGTACCCGCCGTCGCGTAAAATCGAACAAGTTTGCTAAACCGAGCGACCAGGCCTAATGTGACCCACGTCCGCGTACTCGCGTAACACGGACACCCGTAGCGCCCTCCCTTGATTCCACCCAGGGAGGGCGCTGCGGCATGACGAAGCCCCCGCACGCGCTCGCGCGGGGGCTCACGTACGCCCGACTACTCCTCGGCCTTCAGTTTCTTACGGGACGCTCCACTCAGGCCGGCGCCGATCTGCTGAGCTCGCGCCGCACTGATGCCGCCGAGGAGCGCACCGATCTCGGCCCAGGTCTTCCCCTGCGCCTTGAGCGACTGGACCCGGCGCTGCCGCAGGTCACGCAGCTTCGAGTGCTGATCCGGCCACTTGGCCAGCGCCTGCGACACGGCGACGGCGCACGCCTCGTCGTCCTCGATGGCCTCGAACGCCTCGATTGCTTCCACCAGGCGCCGCACCTCCTCCAACTCGTCTGCCACGCGCGCCCCTTCCTGCGGTGAGCGCGACCCGCCCTCACGTTAAACCCTAGGGTTGCGGTCATCAACCCTAGGGTTTAGCTTGGTCGGGCGGGGCCGCCTCCTTGGTCCCGTGCGAACAACTAAGCCCCCGGCCCGCTGATTTGGCGATCCCGGGCCGGGGGCGGACCTGCACGCAACCGTGACGAAGGAGCAGGCCCTGATGCCTGAGCGTACCGATCAACCCCCTGAGCAGCCCAGCCCCGCGCCCTGGTCCCCGCCGCCCGGCCGCATCCTCAGCGAGCCCGCCACCGTCGACACCTGCCGCGCCGACTACGACGCTGGCGCCGACGTCCGCGACACCCTCGCCGACCAGGAAGCGAGGGCGCGCCGATGAAGGGCTTCCTCCGCAGCCTGCTCCCCGGTAACGACCGGCAGTTGGCCGCCGACCTCAGCACCCAGCGCCGCCGCAACCACCGCCGCTCCGTCGGCAAGGCGGCGGCCGAGGGCCAGGCATGGGAGGACGCCGACCGCCAGCGTGACCGGCGCGGCGGCTGGCGCCACACCGACTGGACCAACTGAGCCCACCAGATCGGCCGCCCCCGCGAAATCCCCCGGCGGGGGCGGCCACCATCTTGGAGACCACCGTGAGCACACCGCCACCCGTCGGCAAGCCCCTCTCCGTCAAGGTCGACGCCCAGCTGCACGACGACCTCCAGGCCATGCTCGCCACCGGTATGACCGTGTCCGACGCAGTCCGCTCCGCGCTGCGCATCGTGGCCGGCACCTACCGCAAGGTCTGGGACAACACCGACGTACCGTTCGGCACTCGTCCGACGATCGAGCGGTACTGGATCACACGGTACGACCCCGGTCAGTGGCCCGAGCCCGGCACCTTCCAGACCACCGTTCCTACCGCTTACTGGGCGCGTACGACGTCCGATCACGCCCGTACGACGCCCGGTCCTACGCCGGGCGCCCAGGGCCCGACGCCGGTACGACCGGAGGGGCCATGGCCGGGCCCGCAGTGATCGTCTGGCCGGTCATCGCAGCCATCGGCGCGGCCGGCCTGCTCGCCGTCGCACCCCGCCGCGCCCCACTCCTCTACCTCGGCCCGGCCGCCTGCACCGTCGCCCTCATCACCCTCGCCGTGACCTACGTCGCGGCCGTCTGGAGCCACTGACCATGCCGTACACCGTCATCAACCTCGGTGGCGTCGCCATCGGCGTCGGCATCATCCTCATGTTCCTCATCCGCTGGTGGTTCCAGGAGAAACACCGGTGGGCCGGCCTGGTCCCGTTCGTCCTCGCCCACATCTACGGCCTGCTCGCCGCGCTGGCCACGTTCACCGCCTGGTCCGCGCTCGGCGTCGTCACCTGGCTCGCGATCTGGATCGCCAACGTCGGCGGGTGGGCCGGCCTGGTCGTCGGCGTCGGGGGGAACGCCCCGCTCGTCGTCCGCGGCAACCCCGTCGTCCTCACGGACGGGGGTTTCGTGATCGTCTTCCTGTTCACGCTGGTGTTCATCGCCCTGCTGAAGTGGGCGCCCAAAGTGCCGAACTCGAAGCTGATGACGGGAGCGTTCTCCGGCGTGTGCCTGGCCCTGTCCGGGAACGTGGCCGGGATGGCTGCGGTACCGCTCGGCAGCGCGGTCAACATGCTCGGCTCCGGGTTCACCGGGACGTTCACGTGAGCGCCGACGAGGCCCCAGAGACAGAGGCCGAGGAGGCCGAACCGGCGGGGGAGTCGGACGGGATGAGCGAGCGCGCGGCCCGCGTGATCCTCGCCCTTGTTGCCGGGCTCGCCGTCTGGGGCCTCGTCGCCGCGTTCCCTGAGATCGCCTACGTCATCGTCGGCATCCTCGGCACACACGGCTGGCAGAAGGCCCGCCACTGGACCACCCGCCGCCACGACGACCAGGCCGCCGCCGAGGAGGAGACGCCCCCGGACGTCGGCGAGGCTCTGCGCCGCCTCGTCGGCGACGACAAGGGCGTCCTCCTCACCACCCTCCGCGCCGACCTGAAGCTCCCCGACACCAAGGCCGTGAAGGCGCTCCTCAAGGCCGAGGGCATCCCCTGGAAGGCCGTACGCACGGGAGAGGGGAACGGGCCGGCCGTACACCGGGATGCCATCCCGCCCGCGCCCTCTCCCCCTGCTGCCGAACCCCATGGAGAGGGTTGTTGTTGCAGGTCAGACGACAACGCCAACAGCAACAACGGTGACGGAGAGGCATCCGGGGAGGGGATCCGTGTACAGGCCATCGGCGATGCCGGTTACCTCGCCCCAACCCGCGGCGACCTCGAAAACATCGTCGACCGCTTCTTCGCCGAGGCCGAGAAGGCGCACGGCAAGACGCACAGGCGAGAGCCTCCAACCCCCTGAGGCTGAGCGCCACTGGCCCCGCCGCTTCCCCTTCGCGGCGGGGCCTTCGTACGCCATCCTGAACCCATGCCCGCAGCCCTGAAGTTCACCGGCGCCGACAAGGACCTGACGTTGGACGAGCTCGCAGCGTTCGTCGACGCCGCCAGGAAGGCCGGCGTCCCCGGCGACAACCCGATACGCGCGGAGCTGTCGACGACCGGGAAGATCAAGGAAGTTGAGACCGCCCTCGACGAGGACGACGACTGACCGCTCCCGTTTGACACCACAGGGAGGATGAGCCCATGACCGAACGGTTCACGTACAGCGGTTCAGCCACAATCGGCGGCGTGCAGCTCCCGAACGTCCGGCTCCAGGAGAACGCCCCGGACGGAGGGCTGAGGTCCTGGGAAGGCTCGGCGCGCTTCTCTGCGAGCGACACGCCAGAGGGTTTCCCGGGGGACCTGGAAGGCCCTCAGTCCGTGCTCATCGAGCTGCCGGACGGCCGGACGGGCCAGGTGCTCGTGACGAGCATCGGCTTCAACGGGGCGCACTGGAGCGTGGGCCTGCTGGGTACCGGGCCAGCTCCGAAGTGATCGCTGGACTACGTCCGTAGTTGCGTTCGACGCGATCATGCCGCATCCTGGCCCCACGTCCGGCGTGCCCGGACCCTGATACTCCGAGAATCACCCAGCACGTAACCGGGAGTCGTGCTCCGGACGGGAGGCCCCGAGCCGCACAGGCCGGGGCCTCCGCCTTTCCCAACACTCCGCACCAGGCAGCGGACACCGACGTTCACATCGTCTCCACATGCCGCATGATGGACCCTCAGGCACGCACGTCCAGGGGGGACCATGCGCACCCACACCACCACCGCGCTCGCCGCCGGCGCCCTGCTCGCCCTCACCAGCTGCGCCGATCAGACGCCAGGAAGCGCCGCCGTTCGCGAAGCGAGCGTCACCGCGCGTGAGACCGCCGACGGAAGCACCGGCAGCGCAGACCTGATCATCCCTGGGGCAACCAAGGAACAAGCCCGCGCCGCCATCCGCGACCACGCGCGCGGCATCCGAGGCGCCGAGCTGTACTACATCAAGGTCCAGCACAGCGAGGCCGCCAGCCGCTACGTCTGCCGCGCCCGCTGGTACGCCGACCCCGACGCGTACCGCGCCCACAGCGGCAGCACCGAGGCGTGGCCCGACTCCTGGCCGCACCTCGCCATCAACTGCCCGTAGGAGCGCTTACCCGCCCCGCAGTCTGGCCCGGCTCGCGCCCGTGCGCGGCCGGGCCTTCGCACGCCCGGAGGTGACCATGGTCTCCGGCTGGACCAAGACCCCCGTCACCGACGAGGACTACGAGCGCGTACGCGAGCTGCACGCGCAAGGGATGGGCCGCAACGCCATCGCCCGCGAGATCGGCCGCGCGCAGCGCACCGTCTCCGTCATCGCCGCCGAACTCGGGCTCGTCTTCGACGTCACCATGACCGAGGAGGCCACCCGGCACCGCGTCGCCCAGCTTGCCGAGCGGCGCGCCGTCCTCGCCGAGGCCCTCCAGGGCGACGCCGAGCGTCTCACCGAGCAGCTCTGGCGGCCCTCGGTGGTCTACAGCTTCGGCGGCAAGGAGAACACCTACAACGAGCGCCCGGTCGACGAGCCGCCGGCCGACGCGAAGAAGGCGCTCATGTCCACCGCGGGCATGGCCATCGACCGGTCGCTGAAGCTTGTGCCCCCCTCGGCCGACGCCGGAGCCGACGACGCGAAGTCGATGCTCGGCCAGCTCATGCTCGGTCTCAAGGCGGCGTACGACGAGGCCGCGGGCGAGGAGGGCGGCGCCGACGAGGAGGCGGAGGGTGAGTCTCCTTGATGCGCTGCCGCTGTCCCGCAAGCAGATCGTCTCCGTCGTGGAGGCCGAGGCGCGCATCAACGCGTGGGAGGGGTCGGTCCGTTCCGGGAAGACGATCGCGTCGCTGATCTGCTGGCTCGCCTTCGTCGCCGACGCCCCGACCGGGGGCGAGCTGGTGATGGTGGGCCGCACCCGCGACTCCCTGTACCGGAACGTGATCGCGCCGCTCACGAACCCGGAGATCTTCGGGCCGCTCGCCAAGCAGATCAGCTACAACGCGGGCGCCCCGATCGCGATCATCATGGGCCGCGTCGTCCACGTCCTCGGTGCGAACGACGCGAAGGCTGAACCCAAGGTCCGAGGCATGACTTGCGCGGGCGCGTACGTCGACGAGGCGACCACCCTGCCCCGGACGTTCTTCGACCAGCTGGTCGCGCGCTGCTCCGTCAAGGGCGCGCGGATCTTCACGACGACCAACCCGGACAACCCGGCGCACTGGTTCCGCAAGGAGTACCTGAAGCGGCCCGCCGAGACCGGCCTGCGCAGCTGGCACTTCACCCTCGACGACAACCCGTACCTCGACCCGCAGTACGTCGCGTTCCTCAAGACCACCTACACCGGGCTGTTCTACCGGCGGAACATCCTCGGGCACTGGGTGCAGGCCGAGGGCGCGATCTACGAGGCGTTCGACGAGCAGCGTCACGTCGTCGCCGACCTCCCGCACATCCAACGGTGGCTGTGCGACGCGATCGACTACGGCACCACCAACCCGTACGCCGACCTCCTCATCGGGCTCGGCGTCGACCAACGGCTCTACGTCGTCTCGGAGTACCGGTGGGACTCGCGCACCGAACGCCGGAAGAAGACCGACGCCGAGTACTCCGCCGCACGCCGGCACTGGCTCGCCTCCGTGGCCCAGCCGCAGACCAACGTCCTCGGTGTCCACCCGGACTGGACGGTCGTCGACCCGTCCGCGGCCTCGTACATCGAGCAGCTGCACCGGGACGGCGTCTCCGGCGTCACCCCGGCAGAGAACACCGTGCTGGACGGCATCCGAACCGTGGCGGCCCTGTTCGCCGGTGACCGGCTGCGCGTACACCCGTCCGCGCGCGGGCTGATCGAGGAACTCCCGGGCTACTCCTGGGACGACGAGGCAGCGGAGAAGGGCGAGGACAAGCCCATCAAGATCGATGACCACTCGTGCGATGCGCTGCGGTACGGCGTCCGTACGACCGAGGCCCTGTGGCGGCCGCACATCCCGATGCTCCTGGAGGTGGCCGCGTAATGCCTCTGCCCACTGGCGACATGACGTGGCCACCCGTCGACGAGCGCGTCCAGTACGCCCTCGCCGACTGGGATGCCTGGTACTCCTCCGAGCCCGACCGCCTTGAAGCCCGCTACTCCGGCCGCGGCTACCGCGAAGCCATCGACCGGCCGGCGCAGCACCGCGGTGGCCTCGTTGGGCGCCTCGCTCGCTGGTTCTGGGGCCAGCCCACACCGGAGGGCGAGAAGCGCGACAAGCTCCACGTGCCGCTCGCCGGGGACATCGCCCGGACCTCTTCGGAGCTGCTGTTCTCGGAGCCGCCCAAACTCCTTGCCCCGGAGGGGGCCAGCGAAGCGACACAGCAGGCCCTCGACGCGCTCATGGAGGACGGTCTCCAGCCAACCCTCCTGGAGGCCGGGGAGATCTGCGCAGCGCTCGGGGGCGCCTACCTGCGCGTCGTCTGGGACGACGAGGTGTCCGACCGGCCGTGGATCGACACCGCGGCCGCCGACCGCGCCGTCCCCGAGTTCCGGTACGGGCGGCTCGTCGCGGTCACCTTCTGGACCGTCCTGGAGGCCGAAGGGCGCAACGACCAGAGGGTCTTCCGGCACCTGGAGCGCCACGAGAAGGGCCGCATCTTCCACGGCCTCTACGAGGGCTCCGCAACGAGCCTGGGCGCCGCACGGCCGCTCGCCGACCACCCCGAGACAGCACCGCTCGCCTCGATGGTCGACGAGGAGGGCGGCCTCGACACCGGCGCCCCCGACCACCTCACCGCGGCATACGTGCCCAACGTGCGCCCCGCGCGCGCCTGGCGGCACATCCCCACGGCCGCCTACTGGGGACAGTCGGACTTCCAGGGCATCGAAGGCCTGATGGACCAGCTGGACGAGACCTACTCGTCGTGGATGCGGGACGTGCAGAACGGCAAGGGCCGCATCGTCGTCCCCGACACGATGCTGGAGTCCCTCGGCCCCGGCCAGGGCGTGGCATGGAGCGAGGAACGCCGGGTCTACTCGGGGCTCAACATGCTCCAGCGGCCAGGCGACCCGAATCCGCTCACCGTCGTCCAGTTCGACATCCGGGTCCAGGAGCACCGCGACACGTGCGCCGAGCTCGTGGAGCAGGCGGTACGGCAGGCCGGCTATTCCTCCTCGACGTTCGGTGAGACCGGCGACGGGGCCGCGGTCACCGCGACCGAGATCCGCGCTCGCGAGCGCCGGAGCATGGCTACCCGCTCGCGCAAGACTCTGTACTGGGGCCCGGCGCTCGCCAGCATCACGGCCGCCTTGATGGCCGTACAGGCAGGCGACAGGTTCCGCGTCACGGGCTTGGACCTGGAGCCGCCGAAGGTGGAGTTCCAGGACTCCATCAGTGAGGGCCCGACCGAGTTGGCCACCACGGCCGAGCTGCTGCGCCGGGCCGAGGCAGCGTCCACGGACACCCTCGTGCGGATGATGCATCCGGACTGGGACGACCAGCAGGTTGAGGCCGAGGTCGACAAGATCCTCGGCGAGTCCGGGCGCGCGGTTGCTGACCCGTTTGAGACGGGAGCCGAGGGGGTGCCGAATGCCGGTATCCCCAGCGATGGCGGAGGACCTCGCGACTGAGGTCCGGCGCCTCTACGAGGACGCCGAGGCCTCGCTCCTGGAGCGCCTCGCCGCGGCCCTGGAAGCGGACATCGAGTCGCCCCGGTGGGCGGAGCTCAAGTTCGCGGCCGTGGGCGATCTCCGGCGGGCCGTGGAGACCGTCTCGACGGCTCTGGCGAATGACACGTCCGGTGCCGTCGCCGAAGCGCTGATCGAGGCGTACAACCGCGGCCGCCAGGCCGCCGTCGCCGAGCTCGGCGCGCTCGACGTCGGGCGGGAGCTGGTGGCCCGCCGGACGCTGCCCAACGCCGCGGCGGTCGACCGGCTTGCCGCCTCGATGGCGGAGGACACCCGGCCGCTTTACCAGCGCATCACGCGCGCGGTCGTCGACACCTTCCGCTCGATCGTGTCGCGGGTGTCCGGCGGCGTCCTGCTCGGCACGACGACGCGCCGCCAGGCCACCCAGAGGGCACTGGACCAGTTCGCCAGCCGAGGAATCACCGGGTTCGTCGACCGCGCCGGCCGCTCCTGGGACATGGCCGCCTACGCCGAGATGGCCGTACGGTCCGTCACCGCGCGCGCCGCGATCGAGGGCCACATCGACGCCCTCGCCGAGATCCAAGTGGGACTCGTCGTTGTGTCGGACGCACCGCTGGAGTGCCCGCTGTGCGCAGCGTGGGAGGGCGAGATCCTCACCCTGGCCGACCGCTCCGGCCCTCACACGATCCGTGCCGAGCACGAGATCGAGGACGGCCGTACGGTCGTCATCCATGTCGCGGGCAGTCTCCTTGAGGCCCGCGCAGCAGGGCTGTTCCACCCGAACTGCCGCCACAGCCTGAGCGCGTACCTGCCCGGCGTCACGACGCGGCCCGAGGCACCTCCGACGCCAGGGACGACGTACGAGGACACTCAGCGGCAGCGGGAGATCGAGCGGCACATCCGCCGGTGGAAGCGCCGTGCAGCAGCCGCTATGGACGACGACGCCCGCCGATCGGCGAACGCGAAGGTCCGCGAGTGGCAGAAGGCCATGCGCGAGCACGTGGCCGCGCACGAGCACCTGCGCCGCAAGCCTGAGCGCGAGCAGGTCCAGACTGCCCGGACGCAGCCGTCGGCCCGCGCAGAGAGCACCGAGGCCGCCAGGCTGCGTACAGACCCTGGCGCGCTGCGCGAGATGACGGAGGAGCAGCTGGCCACCGCCATGCGCTCCGGCCGACTGTCCGGCGAGGACCTCCGACGGGTCCAGGACGAGGTCGACCGGCGCGAGACCGAGGCCCTGCTCGCCCGTGCGCGCCCGGCCCTGCGCCTGGTCGACGACCTCACCGGGTTCTCCGACGACGAGCTCGCGCGACTGCTGCCGCACCTCAACACGGGTGACGTGCTGCGCCTGGCCGCCGAGATGGACCGCCGCGATGCCGACACCCAGCTTCCCGGGGTCGACGATCGGCTGGCGCGCATGTCGGACGAGCAGCTCGGGCAGCTCGCCCGGGACGCGAGCGGCGAGGACCTGGCGGCGATTGCTGCGGAGGCCGACCGGCGCCAGCTGCTCGCGGAGGTCTTCCCCGGTGGTCGCCTCGCCGCGGACCTCTCCGGCGTCGACGAGGACACCCTCGGGTGGGCGCTGCGCTACGCCAGCGCGCAGGACGCCGAACGGATCGCGGCCGAGATGGACCGCCGGCACCCAGCGACCCCGCTACCAGAAGCTGCGGGCGCGCACTCAGTGGAAGGGCAGCTCGCCGACCACGCCGCGATGGACGCCATCCTCGGGCCGGCGGGAACGCCGGACGACTGGGCGTTCCTCGCAGACGATCTGCCGGACCCGTTCGAGGGCATGTCGTCGACGGAGCGCTGGATCGCCGAACGCGAGGCGGAAGCCGAGTCGGCGCGCGGCGCGTACACGCGCGCGCAGGTCCGGGAGATGTACCGCGAGCACGTCTTCGCGCAGCTGCTGGCCGCCGAAGAGGCCACGAACGGCCGCCTGTTGAGCCGCAAGGCGCAGGCGGACGGTGTCGACCCAGTGTCGCTGTTCACGGGTCCGTCACACATCGCGTACGCGCGTGCCTCGGAAGAGCTGAAGCGGTGGTGGGAAGACAACCCGCGCACTACGCTTGCCGAGTACACGGAGCAGATCACCGGGCAGCGCAGCGAGGCCGCGGAGAAGGCCCGCAAGAACCGCGGTGATCAGCAGAACCGACTCTGACCCAGGGGGTACCAGGTGGGTCCGCGTGAGCAGCTGGTGAGGGCAACCAACGAGGGCGCCGAGGCCGCACGGCAGGGCGCTCACGTCACCGTGTGCCCGTACGCCGCTGGGGACCTCCGCCGTACCGCCTGGATCCGCGGCTACGCCAAGAATCGGCAGCTGCCGACCGCGTAGCGCTCCGACCGCTCCACCCCCTTTCAGGGCCCGCCACTGTGCGGGCCCTTTCTCATGCTCCCGGCACCCGCCGCACGGCGACCGCCGGACTATCCCGCACGGGAGATCAACATGCAGGTCCCTTTCAAGCACCCGCTGGCAACTCACGCAGCGGGCACCGTCCTTGGCCAGCGCCGCAACGGCTCGCCGATCTACGCCATCGCGGGTGGCAGCGGCGAGGGCGAAGGCGGCTCCGGCACCGGAACCCCGCCGCCAGCACCCGGCGGAGGGGGAACCCCGCCCGCGACGCCTCCAGCCGCACCTCCGGCCGCCACGCCCCCTGCGGGCGGCGACGGCACGGACTGGAAGGCCGAGGCCCGCAAGTGGGAGGACCGGGCGAAGGCGAACAAGACCGCTGCCGACGAGCTCGAAGCGCTCAAGGCCGCGAACATGAGCGAGCAGGAGAAGGCCGTCAAGGCGGCGAAGGCTGACGGCCGCACGGCCGCCCTCGCCGAGGCAGCTCCGCAGATCGCTCAAGCCCGGCTCGAAGCCGCTGCCGCTCGCGCGGGCGTCGACCTCGGCGAGTTCGCCGAGTTCATCGACCTCACCAAGTTCGTCGGCGACGGCGGCCAGGTCGACGACAAGGCCATCCAGGCCGCCGTCACCAAGTTCTCCAAGCTCGCGCCGAAGGGCGCGGGACGCTCCGGCGGCGACATGGGCGGCGGAGGCGGCTCCGGAGACCAGGGCGGCTCCATCGACAAGCAGATCGAGGACGCGACCAAGGCCCGCAACTTCGCCGAAGTCGTACGACTCAGGCGGCTCAAGGCCGCACAGACCACGTAAGGAGTAGGCCATGGCCGGCATCACCGGAATGGGCACCACCTTCAACCTCCCCAACTACGCCGGGGAACTCTTCGCGATCACGCCGGAGGACACCCCGTTCCTGTCGGCCATCGGCGGACTTACGGGCGGCGGCATGACGACGTCGCAGGAGTTCGAGTGGCAGACCTACGACCTGCGCGACCCGTCGCAGCGCACCAAGGTGGAGGGCGCGACCGCGCCGACCGCCGAGGAGCGCGTGCGGGCGAACGTGCGGAACGTCGTCCAGATCCACCAGGAGAAGGTCTCCGTCTCGTACACCAAGCAGGCCGCCATCGGCGCGCTGGCGACGCCCGGCGCGGCGCCGTTCCGCGGCGTGGACGGCTCGAACCCGGTCTCCAACGAGATGGACTGGCAGATCGCCCAGGCGCTCAAGTCCATCGCGCTGGACGTGAACTTCAGCTTCCTGAACGGCGAGTTCGCGAACCCGACCACGAACGCGACCGCCCGTAAGACCAAGGGCATCCTCGAAGCGATCGTGACGAACCGGATCGCCCGGGGCACCACGGTCACGGGCGCGACATCGGCGACGGACACGATCACTTCGACCGGTCACGGCCTGGTCGACGGCAACAAGATCGTGTTCCGGGACACCGGCGACGCGACCGGCATCATCGCTGGCCGCGTCTACTTCGTCGACCAGATCACCACCGACACCTTCAAGGTGTCCGCGACCAGCGGCGGCGCGGCGATCACCCTGGGCACGTCCTCGGGGATCTCCTACACGGTGCCGTGGTCGACGACCCTGGCGACCAGCCACATCGACGACCTGATCCAGCTCGCCTACGACAACGGTGGCGTCTCCGAGCAGGAGACGGCAACGATCGTGACGAACTCGGTCCAGAAGCGGGCGATCACCAAGGCGTTCGCCGACGCGTACGGCAAGTCCGTCATGGTCACCGAGGCCAACCGCAACGTCGGCGGCGTTAACGTGCAGACCATCGAGACCGACTTCGGCCGGTTCGGGATCATGTTGGACCGGCACATGCCGCAGGACACGATCCTGGTGGCGTCGCTGGAGCAGCTGATGCCGGTCATGCTGAACATCCCCGGCAAGGGCGTCATGTTCGAGGAGCCGCTCGCCAAGACGGGCGCCTCCGACGAGGTCCAGCTGTACGGGGAGATCGGCCTCAAGTTCGGCAACGAGCGCGCGCATGCGGTCATGAACGGCCTGGTGGTGTGACGTGGCGGTCTACGAGCGAGGCGCCGGCGCACACGTCGCCGAGCGGGTGCGGCCAGTACCGGGCAGCGAGGAGGCCGAGCGGTACGCCGCCCTGGCCGCCGACCCCGCGTCCGGGTGGCGCTGCGCCGAGCCCGACCCCGAGCCGGATCAGGAGCCGGTCGTCCTGGAGCGGCCGTCCAAGTCGGCGTCCAAGGCGGACTGGAAGGCTTACGCCGTCCAGGAAGGCATGGGCGAGGCCGAGGCGGACAAGGCCCCGCGCGACGAGCTGGCCGCGAAGTACACGGACGGAGGCGGTGACTGATGGCCCTCACCCGCACCAGGGTGGAGGTCAAGCTCACCGCCACCCAGACCAAGCCCGACGACCTGTCCGTCCCTCAGGACGCGATCGAGTACCTCAAGGCCCTGTCGTTCGTGGACGGGGCCGGGGCGGGTGCGGCGAATCTCGTCTTCCACGACAAGCGCACCCTCGCCGCGTCCGCGACGGAGAACCTGGACCTGGCCGGCGTCCTCAGCGACAAGTTCGGCCAGGCCCTCACCTTCGCCCGGATCAAGGCCGTGCTCGTCGTGGCGGCCGCGGCGAACACGAACAACGTCCAGGTGACCCAGCCCGCGGCCAACGGCGTCCCAGGCGTCTTCCTGGCCGCAGGCGACGGCATCTCCGTCCAGCCCGGCGGGGCGTTCCTGTGGGTGGCCCCGAGCGCCGCTGGCGCCGTGGTCACCGCAGGCACCGGGGACCTGCTGACGGCGACCAACTCGGCGGCCGGCACGTCGGTGACGTACGACGTGCTGATCCTCGGCGCGGCGACGTAGGGGGGTGCCCGGTGGCCAGGATCTACGCCACGGCGGACGACTACCAGGAGTTCACCGGGCAGACCCCGCCGTCGGACATCACCGTCCTGCTGGCCGACGCTACGCGGATGCTGGAGGCGGCCGTCTTCCGCCAGTGCCTTTTCGAGGCTGACGAGGACGGCTACCCCTCCAACACCCTCGTACGGCAGGCGTTCACCGACGCTGTGTGCGCGCAGACGCGGTGGTTCGATGACGTCGGGGACTCCACGGGGGCGTCTGCGGTCGGGTGGGGCAGCGTACGGCTCGGCTCGGCGCAGCTGTCCCGCTCGGTGACCTCCGTGTCGGGGGCATCCTCCCCTTCGCGGGAGATCGCCCCGGCGGTCTGGGACGTGCTCCAGGCCCCGGACCTCACCCCGGACATCTTCACGCTGGGGGCGGTGACGCAGACGTGAAGCTCCCTGGCATGTGGCTGCGTCACACCGTGACCGTGGAGCCGTACGAGGGCAACAGCGCGGTCGGGCCCCTGTACGGCCAGCCCGTCCAGGTGCGGTGCTTCCTCGAGGAGAAGAACCGGCTGGTGCGCGCGCCGGACGGCCGCGAGGTCACCAGCTCGACGACGTTCTACTGCCGTCTGGACGCAGTCGACGCACCGCCGGAGTCCAAGGTGACCCTGCCCGGTGACCGCCAGACCACCGTCATCGACCAGGCCCGGCACGACGGCGGTGGCCTACCCCTTCCGGACCACCTCGAAGTGCAGCTCATCTAGGAGGTGTCGCCGTGCAGTACACGCGGTTCAGCTTCTCGGGCCGACGCCAGTGGACCACGCGCGGCCGGCGCCTCGCCTCGGACGGGCTTCGGCGCGGCCTGGAGCACGTACTCGCGGAGTCCCGGAAGATCGTCCCCTTGGACGAGGGCACCCTCGAACGGTCCGGACGGGTCGACGTCGACGGCCTCAACGGTGCCGTCTCGTACGACACCGTGTACGCGCGCAGGCAGCACGAGGAACTGACCTGGAAGCACCTCCCGGGCAGGTCTGCGAAGTATCTGGAGATCCCGATGAACCGGGAACGGGACGTCGTGCTGCGGCTGATGGCGGTGGACCTGAGGAGGTGGCTACGTGGCTGACCTCCTCGACGGCCTGGCCCGCCACCTCCAGGACAAGCAGTTGGTCTCGTACCGGACGGCCTCGGCTGGGGGTGACTGCTTCCTGGAGTCGATGCCGCAGACGCCAGACGAGGCGGTCGTCCTGTCGACGTACGACGACGGCCGCGAGCCGGACAGCCTGCTCGGCTACGACGAGCCGCGCGTCCAGGTACGCGTGCGCGGAACGAAGGACCCCCGCGTGTCCCGGGAGCGGTGCAAGGCCATCTATGCCGAGCTGCACGGGCTCGGCCCTGTGACGCTGCCGGACGGCACCGAACTGATCCTGTCCGTCGCCCTCCAGAACGGCCCGGCGACGATCGGCACGGACGAGAACGGCCGGCACGAGCACGTCGTGAACTTCCGCATGGAGCACCGCGCGGTGACTGAGCACCGCGTGTAGCCCCTCAACTCCCCTTTTCCAGCCCGGGCGGTGTGCGCTGCGGGCATTTCGTCATGCCCCGGAGGAGACATGGCAGCGACCAAGTACAACGCCCGCGACTGCGAGTTCGAGATCGAGGACTTCAACACCCCCGGTACGTGGGTGGCGATCCGGACCGCCCAGGGCGGATCCGGCGAGGGTGGCGTCAACACCTTCAGCGTCGGCCACGAGTACGAGACCACCGACACCACGACCTTCGCCAGCGACGGCCGCGCCGAGTCGCAGAACATGCAGGAGGGCAAGACCCTCACCCTGGAGGGCTTCCGCCTCAAGGACAAGGTCACCGGAGCCCTCGATCCTGGGATGGCGCTCGTGGAAGCCCAGGCCGCGCGCCTCGGCGAGGACAGCCTCGTGGGCTTCCGCTTCGCGGCCCCGGGCGACGCGAACTGGACGGTGTGGGCGAACGCTCACTTCCAGCTCGGCGACTCCGGCGGCGGTAACAACGACAAGGTCGGCTGGTCTGTGACCGTGACCCGTTCCGGTCCCGACAGCACCGCGGCCAAGTCGTGACGGCCAAGAACACCCACGAGTCGTGGGACGCGTTCTGGGCCGAGGTGTCCGGCGGCCGTACGGAGATCATCCGTGGGGTCGAAGTCACCGTCCCCACGGACATGCCGCTCGGTTTCCAGGCCCGTCTCGAACAGCTCCGCCACCTCGGCGAGGAATCCCCGCTGGAGGAGTTCGAAGATCTCGTGTCGCCGCTCTTCGGTGAGGGCACCTTCGGCCAGTGGGTCGACGCCGGCATGGGGTCGAAGGAGTTCCTCACGGCCATCACGTGGGGCATGGCGCAGGCCAAGGGCACGGACATGTCGTTCCGCGAGGCCTACGAGATCGTCACCAGCGACGACCCGGGAAAAGCGGCGGGGGCGAACCGGGCAACGCGGCGGGCGGCAAAGACGACCGCTTCGAGTTCGCGATCCGCCGCTGGTGGTGGGCGGTCGAAGCCGACTTCGCGCGCGAGTACCGGCTCCAGCCGCAAGACATCGCAGCGCTGACCCGGCGCCGCTTCATCAACCTCCTCACCGGCCTCAGCCCCGAGGCCATCTTCCGCAAGGTCGCGGGCGACTACATCGCGGTCGTTGACGACAACGAGCAGATCCGCGCGGCCCTGCACTCCTGACCAACCACAACTCAACAGCGGCAGGGGGTGCTTGGCGTGGCCCTCACCATCGGCGAGCTGGTCGGTCTCATCAACGCGGACGACTCCGGCATGCGGCGAGGCCTGTCGGGTGCCGATCTGGCCATGCGGGGCTTTCAGCGGGACACCGAGGGGCGCCTGCGCCACCTGGACGGCCGCTTCGCCACTACCGGAGAGCTGATCGCGGCAGGCCTGCGCGAGGGAACCGACGAGGGCGACCGGTTCAGCCTCTCGCTCGGCCGGATTGCCGGGATGGCCGGCGGCCTGGCTGGGGTGGCGGGGTCGGTGGGCCGGATCGTGGCCATGCTCGGTGCTGCGGCTCCGGCCGCTGCCGGGCTGGCCACGACGCTGGCGAACATCGCTCCGGCTGCGGGTGTGGCGGCTACGGGCATCGTCGCGGTGCAGCTGGCGACGAACGCCGTCAAGATCGGTATGGCGGGAGTCAGCGACGCCGTGTCGGCCGCGTTCGACCCCTCGAAGGCCGAGGAGTTCGAGGAGGCCCTCAAGAAGCTCAGCCCCAACGCGCGAGCGTTCGTGCTGGAACTGAAGGGCATGTCGGAGGAGTTCGACGCCCTGAAGAAGAACGTCCAGGACCGGCTTTTCGAGCGCCTGGACGAGGTCCTGCGCGGCATGGCCGAGTACACGCTGCCTGTCCTCCACAACGGGCTGAGCAACGCCGCGGGCGCCGTGAACCTGATGGCCCGCAACGTGGGCAACGCGGCGATCGGGCTGAGCAAGTCCGGCACGCTCGGGCAGGCGATCAGCTCGGCGAACATCGGCCTGTTCAACCTGTCGCGGATCCCCGGTCAGTTGACGGTCGCGCTGGCCCAGGTTGCAGCAGCTGCCGGGCCCTCGTTCGAGCGGCTGACGAAGGCCGCCGGCAACGCCTTCGACAAGATCTCCGAGCGGATCTCGGACGCCTTCGAGTCCGGCCGGATGGAGCAGGCGATCGAGGACGCGATCGACCTGATCCGCGAGCTGGTGGACGTCGGCAGGAACGTCGGCAGGATCCTCGGCTCGGTGTTCGAGGCGGCTCAGACCTCTGGTGGGGGCCTGATCGGCACGCTGAAGGAGGTCACGGGCGCGCTCGCGGACGCGTTCGAGTCGCCGGAGGTACAGGCGGGGCTTCGGTCCCTGTTCGAGACCATGGGCCTGCTGGCGGAGACGGCCGCGCCGTTGCTCGGCCAGGCAATCAAGATGCTGGCCCCGATCCTGGAGGAGCTGGGGCCGCCGGTCCAGGAGCTGATCAAGGCGCTCGGTGATGCGCTGGGGCCGATCCTGGATGAGTTGGGGCCGGTGCTGGTTGAACTGGCTGGCGCCTTCGGTGAGCTGATCCTCGCAGCGTTGCCCCTCCTCAGCCTCGCAGGCGAGCTGATTGCCGAGCTGCTGCCGTCGTTGATCCCGCTCATCCGGATCGTGAGCGACATCATCGAGGAGCTGGCGCCCGTCATCGCTATGGCGGCCGAAGGGCTGGAGCTCCTTCTCCTTCCCATCCTTGAGGACATGGCGGAGTTCCTGGACGACGTCGTCGTCCCCGCGGTGAAGGGCTTCCTTGCGATCATGCAGGGCGATTTCACCACGGCTGCGGAGATCGGCCGCGACGTCATCAACGGCATGATCGACAGCCAGGTGCACGCGTTCGGCACACTGCCGGACCGTGTCAGGCCCTGGCTGGACGACTTCATCACCGGGACGACGGACGCTGGCCGTAACGCGGCGAGCGGACTCCTGAGGGGCGTGCGCGGCATGCTCAACGAGCTCACAGAGCAGATGGGCAAGGTCCCGGGGATTGCCCGCTCGCAGCTGTCCGGTATCGGCAGCACCCTCTACAACGCGGGAGCCGACCTGATCCGCGGCTTCATCAACGGCATCCGGGACATGATCGGCGGCGTCCGGTCCACGCTCAGCGACCTCACGTCCAACCTGACCTCGTGGAAGGGCCCGGAGGACGTCGACAAGCGGATCCTGCGCCCGGCCGGGCGTCTCGTCCTCGGCGGGTTCATCGACGGTATCGACGACCTGACCCCGGCTCTGCGGTCGCAGTTGCAGGGCCTGACCAGCGATCTGCCCGGCTTCGCGCTGCCCGACATGGCCATGGCCGGCGCCATGAGCATGGGTGCTGCCGGCGGGTACGGGGCGCCGACCCGCGTGGAAGTCGTCACCCGCAACGTCCTGGACGTGCGCGGAGGCGACGACGAGATGGTCCGTCTCATCCGCAAGTGGGCGGACATCGAGGGCGGCGGGGACGTCCAGGAAGCCTTCGGGAAGGCGGGGTGAGCTGATGGCCTACCCAACCGCGAAGATCGAAATCTTCGTCGGCGGGCAGTGGGTGGACATCACCGACGACGTCTACCTCCGCGCGCGCATCAGCATCACCCAGGGCAGGAGGGACCAGGCATCCCGCCCCGGCCCGGCCCGTTGCCGCTTCTACCTGAAGAACACTGCTGCGGCCAAGTACAGCCCGGTGAACCCCACTGGCGAGTACTACGGCCTTCTCAACATCGACACGCCGGTCCGGGTCAGCGTCAACCCCGCCGTCGCGCAGCGCTTCCGCTTCTTCGGGGACATCCCCAGCTTCCCGCTGGAGCGCAATCGAACCGACAAGGACCGGTGGGTCGCAGTCGACGCCTTCGGACCCCTCTACGGCCTCCAAAGGCGCAGCGCACCGCCACAAGACACGCTGCGCCGCCACATCGACGCGCACGGGCCGCTGGCGTACTGGCCGGGCACCGACGGGGAGAACGCCATCCAGGGCACGGAGGTCACCGGCGGCGGTTCCCCGCTGCGGTCGGTCGGCGAGGCCGGCTCCTTCTACCAGGGGCAACCGAACTGGGGGAGGGGACAGCTCGCGTCCTGGCTGGACCCGGTCGTGGAACTGCCCGCGCAAACCATCGGCTACGTCACCGCGACGATCTCCCCACGCACGATCAACGCCTGGTCCGTCGACCACGTCGTCAACAGCCGCGGCCCCGGCAACGTCACCAGCCTCCAGGTGTACGACACCGGCGCCCAGTCGGCCACCGTGCCCCGTGTCGAGTGGCGGATCGACGAATGGGGCAGCGGCAGCTTCAACCAGGTGCAGCTGCGCATCACCGAGCGACTGGACGCATCGTCGACGACCGCGATCCTGGCGACCATCAACGCCCCCGGCATCTATGACGGCGGCGTGCATCATCTGCGCCTGAAGGTCACTGACGACGGTGCCGGCGGGCTCGCCTGGGAGCTGTACATCGACGGCATCAGCGTGGCCAGCGGCACCCGAGCGACCGTGTTCCGCCCGCTCGAACAAGCCGTGTTCCGCTGGTCCCTCGTTGAAGGCGGCGGCGTCCCCACCGAGTCGGTGCCGTTCGGGCACCTCACCTACTGGGGCCCGAACGCCCCCGCGGCCATCGACACCTGGCGGGCCGTCCAGGGACACGTGCGCGAGCTCGCCGGGCGCCGTATCGAGCGTCTGTGCGCCGAGCAGAGTGTGCCGCTCCAAGTGAACGGCGACCTCGACACCAGCCCCGCCATGGGCCCGCAGAGACCGGGAAAGTTCCTTGACTTGCTGGCGAGTGCGGCAGCCGTGGACGGCGGGGTCCTGCACGAGGCCCGCGACGAGTTCGCGCTCGCCTACCGGACCAACGCATCCCGTTACAACCAAGGCCTGTGAGGTGAACACGTGGCGCTGGACTGCAAGTCGGTGTGGTCGGGGGCGCTGACCTCCACCTCGGTGCGGGTGGTCGCCGATACCGCCCCGCCCACCAACGGCTCCCTGCTGGTGGCCGACAACGAGGCCATGACGGGTGCGACGACGGTCGGCCCGGTCACCGCCACCATCAACGGCATCCTGGACTTCGCCGTGACCGGCCTGGACCCGGACACGCAGTACTGGTACGTCGTCGACGCGGGCGGCCTCAACAACTCGTACAAGGGCACGTTCCGTACCCACCCGGGCGCGGTCGGCGAGCCGCTGTCTTACATCTTCGGCGCGGCCGGAGACGCCGGCCTCGTCGGCGCCGGGGACGACTCGTACATCACCGACCAGGTCAGCAACAACCCGGTGTTCGACGTCATGCGCCAGCAGTGCGTCGACGAGTCCTGGACATGGTTCTCTCACCTCGGAGACCTGCACTACCGCAACTACAACGTCAACGACCCGGCGCTGTTCCGCGAGGCCTACGACGAGAACCACAACTTCAACCTCGGGTTCAACCCGGGCGCGCGGCAGGGGATGTTCCTGCGAGGGCAGGCCATCACCTACGTCTGGGACGACCACGACTTCGGCGGCAACGACAGCAACAGGACCGTCGCGAGCAACCCGGCCGCGAACCTGGTGTACCGCGAGTGCGTGCCGCACTACCCGCTTGCCGGGGGCAGCACCGGCATCTACCAGTCGTGGCAGGTCGGCCGCGTCCTGTACGTGGCCACCGACAGCCGCTCGTTCCGCGACCCCAACAGCGACCCTCAGGGGCCGGCCAAGACGCTGCTGGGCACGGCGCAGAAGCAGTGGTTCGAGAACCTGCTCCTCACGGCCCGCGACACCGGAGCCGAGGCCCTGGTGTGGCAGTCGTCGTCCAGGTGGATCGGCGGCACCGACACCTGGTCGTCGTTCGAGCACGAGCGCGCCGAGATGGTGCAGATGTTCGGCGACACCGGCTGGCTCGATCGCATGATCTTCATGACGGCCGACGAGCACGCCCTATCCCTCTGCTCTGGCCCGTACAACCCCTACGGGCACTTCCCGATGTTCATGTTCGCGTCGATGGACTCCAGCTACGGCACCAACAGCACGGAGATCTACGACGTCGGGCAGAACCAGGGGCGCCAGCAGTACGGCACGATGCGCGTCGCCGACAACGGGCACACCCTCTCGCTGACCGGCACCGGCTACATCAACGGCCAGGTGTGGAAGGCGTACACCAAGCATGTGCGCGTGGGCAGCAGCGTGCTGTCGCTCAACTACGCCGGTGGGCACATCCGCGACCCGTTCCGCCCCACCGTGGACACCGAGGCCATCGTCAACGACGTGACCGCGCAGAGGCAGGGGGGCGGTGAAGCCCGCTACACCCAGACGACGGGGCTGCGCGGTACCACGACGATCGGTTCGAAGCCGGGCAGTGTCACCGTGGAGGTCGCCTCCGATGACCAGCTCGGCAGCCAGGCATCGTGGCGCGTCCACGTAGGTACCAGCCCGGACGCCCGCATCCCCGAGGTGCACAGCGACCTCGCGAAGGCGGGGAACACCACCGGCCTCGCTGACCCAGTTGCCTCCGCCAGCCTCGGCAACAAGATGCTGATCACGAATCCGCCAAGCGATCTGCCGCCGGATGACGTGGAACTGATCGTTGAGGGGTACAGCGAGACGATCGGGGAGTACGAGTGGGCGTTCCAATCGAACGCCACCCCCGGCAAACTGTGGTCCGTCGCCCAGTTGGCGACCCCGCAGATCCTCGTCCAGGGCGACTTCGAGACCAGCCTCACGGGCTGGTCCGCGAACAACGGCAGCATCTCCCGCGTGGCTGCCCCCGGCATGTCGCCGTTCGGCGGGGCCTGGTCGGCGCAGATCACCCCGAACGGGTCCAGCGCGTCCGGCGGCATCAACGGACCGCTCACCGCGGCGGGCACGGTCATCCCGGGGGAGCAGTACATCGCCTCGTGCTGGGTGTACTCGCCGGGCGGCTGGTCGGACATCCAGGCCTGCGTGGACTGGCACAACGCCGCAGGCACGTTCCTGTCGTCCGGGCTCGGCTCCGGCACCGCCGTTCCCGCCGGGCAGTGGACGCTGCTCACGCAGACGCTCACCGCGCCCGCGAACGCCTCCCGGCTCGTGCCTCGGGCCCGCCACGGCGGCACCCCGGCGGCCGGGAACATCTGGCACGCCGACCAGATCACCGTGCGGGAAGCTCGGGCGACCGGCTACTCGGCCGGCCCGAACCGGCCCAACCGGCTCGACACGTCCGCGTGCCAGCTGGTGACCGCGGTGACCAGCAGCGGGACCAGCTTCACGGTGCACACGCCGCCAGACGGCATCTTCCCCCGTGCCCCGTGGATCATTTCGACGGGTCTGGCCAGCGCACCGAACCTGAAGCCCACCCAGTTCCCGTTCGACGTGCACCTCGGAGGGGAGGTGGCCCGGGTCACCGCGTGCGCGCCCGGCGCCTGGGACGACTTCGCCCGCACCACCTCCAACGGGTGGGGCACCTCGTCCTCGGGTGGGGTGTGGACGATCGCCAACGCTGCGGCGTCGGACTTCTCCACCAACGGCTCCGTCGGGCTGCACTCGCTCGGCTCGGTCAACTCCTCCCGGTACACGCACACACCGTCCCCGGCGGCCGACCTCGACCTGCGCATCGACGTCGCCACCAGCGTCCTCGCCACGGGCGGCAGCCACTATCTGCACCTGCTCGCCCGGTACCTGGACGTCAGCAACATGTACGCGGCGCGGCTGGCGTTCACCACCACGCAGACGCTGCAACTGGTCATCCAAAAGCGCGTGGCCGGCGCCCAGACGGACCTGGTGACGGTCACCGTGCCCGGCGTGCACGCGGCGGCCACGTTCTACACGGTCCGCTTCCAGCTGGCCGGAACAACGCTGCGGGCAAAAGCCTGGCGCGTGGGTCAGGCCGAGCCCGAGAAGTGGCAGGCGATCGTCACGGACACGTCCCTGACAGCGGCCGGCTCGGTTGGGGTGCGTTCAGTGCTGGACGGCGCGAACACCAACCCGCTGCCGGTGGTCTTCTCCTACGACAACTTCGAGATCACCAACCCGCAGCGCATGACCGTGACGCGCAGCATCAACGCAGTCGCCAAGCCGCAGGCCGCGGGCACTGCGCTGTCGCTCGCCCAGCCCGCCCCCGTCGCCCTGTAGGAGGCCTTGCGTGTCCATCCCCCAGTGGTTCGCCGGGCAGGTGATGACGGCGGACGGCATGAACGCCCGGCACCCGAGGCTGATCATCCAGCAGAACGACCAGACCGTGAACAACTCGACGACGCTGGTCAACTCGGAGATCACGTTCACGCCGGAGCCGAACGCCCTCTTCGCCTACGAGCTGTTCATCTCCTACAGCGCGGTCGACGGCGGCGACTTCAAGTGGGCATGGAACGCTCCGGGCGCCCCGCTCGCCTCGTTCACGGCCGGATATGCCGCGACCGCAGCGACGACCAGCGCCGACACCGGATCGCTGATCATCTTCAGGCGGCCGGGCAACACCACAGCCCGCATCGCTGGCGGCACCGACACGACGTCGCCGCCCGGCCGTTTCCACTCGGCCTACGACCGTGGCACGTTCACCACGGACGGCACGGGCAGCTCGGTCACGATGCAGTTCGCGCAGAACACGGCCCATGCGAGCGACACGATCCTTCGTGGCGGCAACCAGACGCGCTTGTTGTACTGGCGCATCGGCTGATCCTCGTCCCACCCCTCACGCCCCGCGCCCATACGGCTCGGGGCCTTCTTCATGCCCCGGAGGGCCCATGCAGCTCGTCACCCGTAAGCAACTGGGCTGGCCCGCCTCGGCAGCCCCCACCCAGGCCTCGGCCAGGGGCGTCAAGGTCCACTACACCGGCAGCGCGGTCTCCACGGCCCTGCTGAAGGACCACCAGCGGTGCATCGACTTGTGGCGGGACATCCGCGTCGCTCACCTCGCGAACGTCGCCGAGGGCTACTCGGACGTGGCGTACAACTACGCGGCCTGCGTGCACGGCTACGTTCTCGAGGGCCGCGGTGTCGGCCGCCGTACGGGCGCGAACGGCAGCCAGCCGTTGAACAAGGCGCACTACGCCGTCCTCGGCCTGATTGGCAGCTCGGGGCTCACGGAGCCGACCGACGAGCTCCTCGGCGCGATCCGGGACGCGATCGAGCACCTCCAGGAGCACGGTGCGGGCAAGGAGATCAAGGGCCACAAGGACGGCTACGCGACCTCGTGCCCGGGCGGCCCGCTGTACGCGTGGGTGCAGCAGGGGGCGCCCTGGCCGGGCGGCACCAAGCCGACCACGTCGACGCCTTCGCGGCCGGTTGTGGACCTCTCGAAGCTCATTGCCGCGCGGAGGGCCGACCCGCCCAAGTCCGGTACGCCTGTCTCGTATTCCGGTGTGAAGACCGTGGAGGCCGCGCTCGTCGCCGAGGGCCTCCTCTCCAAGAGCCTGGCGGACGGCCACTTCGGCACCGCCACTGTCACGGCGTACGCGGCGTGGCAGCGCCGTTGTGGCTGGTCCGGCGACGACGCCGACGGCACGCCCGGCATCGCATCCCTCACCAAGCTCGGCAAGCGCCGCGGCTTCGACGTCAAGGAGTAACCACCATGGCTGCACGCGTAGAGAAGAAGGTCACCGCGGCGACCGCCGGCACGTTCGTGGGCAGCACCGCGCTGCTCGGCGGCCTGGAGGCCGTGCGCGACAACGCCGAGCTGGTCAGCTGGATGCATCCGGGCCTGGCTCCGTTCGTCCTCGCTCTGGTCCCCACGGCGATCACGTTCGTGTCCGGCTGGGTCACCAAGCACACCCCGCGCGGCCTGTCGTAGGGAGCCACCTTGGACGCCACCACCATCGGCGCGATTCTCGCGCTCGCTGGGGTCCTGTCCGGCAGCGTGGTGGCGTACCTCGGCAAGCGGGGAGAGCTCGCGACCACCCGCATGAACTCGGAGATTGATCAGATTCAGGAGGAGCGCGACGGGCTGCGCGCGCAGCTGGCCGCGCGCGACGCCAGGGTCGGCGAGCTGCTCAAGCAGCAGGGCGACGACTACGTGACGATCGCCCGCCTCCGTGCCCAAGTCATCACCCTGGGAGGCGATCCACTGTGACCCGTGCTGAACGGGCGCTCGCCGGGCGCTGGCGGTGGATCGCCGTCTTTTGCTGGCTGCTGGCCCTGTCCGGTGTGGCCGTCGTCGGCTGGACTTGGTACAGCCAGCTGGCCGACGAGGCAGACCGTCGCGGCTCGGCCGTGAGCGTCCTGGCCTCCGACGTCCGTGTCCTGCGCGAGCAGGTCAAGGCGGCCGGGGAGACGCCAAAGGTGCCCGACCCGAGCCAGGCCGTCGAGGACCTCGACGACCGCACCCGGGTCCCCGTCCCCATCCCCGGAGCCCGAGGAGCCCAGGGCGAGCAGGGGGAACCGGGAGAACCAGGGGCGTCCGGCTCGCCCGGCGAGAACGGGACCGACGGCACCCCGGGCAAAGACGGGGCGCCCGGCACGCCTGGCACGGCCGGATCGCCGGGCACTCAGGGCGAGCCTGGTATCCCGGGCACCCAGGGCGAGCGCGGCGAACAGGGCGTCCAGGGCGAGCGCGGCGAGCAAGGGGAGCAGGGACCGCCCGGACCCGACTGCCCTGACGGCTACAGCCTCCAGGCGCCAAGCTGGGACCCCGACGCCTTGGTCTGCCGACGAGATGGAGCACCGGATCCGGAGCCGACCGGCGGCGGACTGCTTTCCGCGGGCCTTGACCCGAACCGCCGCCAGTACCCATGAACAAACGCCCCCTCTCGCCTTCGGGCGGGAGGGGGCCTTTCGTCATGCCCTGATGCGAGCAACTCGGCCAACCCGCACAGCAATCCGCGAAATTTCGAGCAATCAGCGCCAGCACTCACGCCATGCCGAGCACACTGAGTACCCCAACCGCCACGAAAGGTTGAGATCATGGCACTTGAGTTCCTCGGCAGCAGCAACACCTCACAGGGCGGCGGCTGCCCGTCCTTCTACCGCGACACCGAGACGGGCGACATTATCGTCCAGGGCATCTCGCTCACCGACCCCGACAAGCGCGCCCAGCTCCTCAAGGTCAAGCCCGGCGAGGACGCCGTCGTCGTGCCGGCCGTCTTGTTCGCGCTCCACGCCGAGAAGGTGGCCGGTGCCTGAGCTGGTCAGCGGCGAAGCATTCCTCCGTCTCTTCCGGGAGGCCGAGCACACCGCGTACCGGCTGGAGGTTCGCACGTCGTACGGCATCCCCGAGGAGGACGAGCCGTACGGCCGTTTCCTCGCGGGCGATGACCCCGGCCTCGACTGGTTCGAGCCCTGGTTGGACCTGATGCGCGAAGAGACGAGCAAGGGCAAGCGGGTGGAGCGGGTTCGCGTCATCGACGAACCGCCTTCGGACTACCTGCGGTTCGAGCTGTGGGGCACGCCGTACAACCTGGCCGTAGGCGAGGACATTCGCTATCTCACGAGGCCTCAGGCCAGCGCCCTTGGCCTGCCCGCGTACGACTACTGGCTCTTTGACAGCCGGGCTGTGGCCCGGCTCCAGTTCGGCGAGCACGACCGCTTCCTCGGCGTCCTGCTCTCCGACGAGCCGGCGGACGTCTTGCGGCACGTGCAGTGGCAGGGCGCGGCATGGCACCATGCGATCACCTTCGAGGACTACCAGAAGGAGCACGCGCCTCCCCAGTGAGCGACTATCAGGCGGCCCGGATCGCACTCGGCGCGCGGCTGCGGGAGCTGCGCGCCGAGGCCGGTCTGAACGGTAAGCAGCTCGCCGAGGGTCTCGGCTGGCCGCCGTCGAAGGTGTCGAAGCTGGAGAACGCCAAGCAGAGCCCGACGGCCGAGGACCTGCGCGTCCTGGTCGGCGTCCTCGGCACTCCCGAGGCCCTCACGGAGTTGATGGGCCGGCTGCGCACGCTGGAGACCCACTACGCCGCGTGGCGGCGACAGCTTGCCGCGGGTGTACGCGCACGCCAGGAGGCGTGGCAGGCCACGGAGGGCACCGCTGGAACGGTCCGCAACTTCGAGTCCGCCTGCATCCCCGGGCTGCTCCAGACCGCGGAGTACGCCCGGCACATGTTCGAGCGCACCACTGCCCTGCACCGGACGCCCCCCGACATCGAGGCTGGGGTCAACGCGCGGATGCAGCGCCAGCAGGCCCTCTACGCGCCAGGCCGGGACTTTCGGTTTCTGGTCTGGGAGTCCGCCCTGCATATGGTCCTGTGCCCCCGTGAGGTGATGGCCGGCCAGCTGGACCGCCTGTCCGGAGTGTTCGGCATGACCACTGTGGAGCTCGGCATCGTGCCCCTGGGGGCGGATATGACGGTGGTCCCCACTCACGGCTTCTGGCTGTTCGACGACCAGTTGGTCATGGTGGAGACGATCGGTGCCGAGCTGCGCGTCACGGACAGGGCCGAGATCGACCTGTACCGGACGGTGTGGGAAGAGCTGGAGCGGGTGGCCGTCACCGGGCCTCAGGCGCATCGTCTGATCGCCCGGGCGAGGGCCACTCTTGAGCTGATGTGAGCAACCTCGGGAACCGCTCGCCTACGCGTGAGAAATCCCGAGAAATCGCGCCGCATTGCGGCAACCCCGTTGCCTACGGTCCTGGTCATGGCCCTATCGAAGTTCGCCCAGCGGTACGAGGCCGGGGACGCGTGGCTCGCCGACTGCTCCGCGCACCCGGACCTCGTCCGTGCGGCGTGGGCCAAGGAGACACTGGCTCCGATCGCCTCGGGCGAACGCTGGCTGGTTGCTGAGGCACGCCTCGCGACCGCCTATCTGCTGATCGGCCGCATCCGCGATGAGCACCGGGGCCCCATCCTCGCCGACCCCGAAGCCGACAAGCTCTGGTGGCTGATCCCGCCTGACGCAGCCGAGGAGCTCGCCGACGTGCGCCAGCTGGCGGTGCAGCCCGCGGGCTGGACCCTGCTCTGCCCGCCAACGCGCTGGCTGGTCGGGGGCCGGATGTGGATCACGTATCCCGACGGTTCCGGGCAGCTCACCGATCCAGCCGTACTCGCCGCCGCGTTCGGCCCCGGTGGGTACCGACTCCACACGGAGGCAACACCATGACGACGACTACGGCCGCGCCCGAGACAGATGAGGCCAAAACCGAGACGCTCGGCGAGCTGCTGATCGCATCATCCACGTTCGACCGGGGTCGTGCGGCCGCTCAGGCCCTGGCAGAGGAGGAGACAATCCTCGCCTTGGACAGCGTGCGCCGCCTGCTCGTCATAGAGGGCGACGACGGTCCGGTGTGCCGCTGGGAAGGCCTGATGGGCCGTCTGTACGGGCTCGGCCTGGACGACGCGCAGCGGGCGTTCCTTGGCCTGGTGCTGGGCATGGTGGGCATCGGCCTGCACACCCTGTCGGCGGTGGAGGAGCTGGACGAGCGCCGTCTCCTCATCCTGATGCGGGCGATGCCGGTCCTTGCGGGCAACGACAGGGTCGCGGTCGGCACGCGCCTGTAG